ACCACTGTTACATCTGTATACCCGTGTTTGTCTAACTGAGTTAACACACGAGTTAAATCGGGCATTTCGTCTGTGGCAGTATGAAAAATATGTCCGTGCTTTGGAAATACTCGTTTATAAATCTGCATTTTTTCTTCTGGAGTAATTGGATCATCTTTGCCCACAGTACGACTAACAACAAAATATGGATCTGCACCGTCTTCGTTAGCCTGTGTTATAACACTACTGGCTAGGTACATATGGCCTTTGTGACCCATGCCACGTCCCCACCCTACTACAGCGGCTTTGCCTTCTCCTGTACGATTTAAAAATTCACGTAATAACATCAGTCTTTCCTTGGAGCCCAGTTGGCTTGGTCAATGGTTTTGACAAACTGTCCCGGCAAATCATTTTTGAATTTGCCACCAGGATGTGCTTGTACATACCCCTCTGGTTTGGTTTGTCTAATGCCTCCATGTGTGCCACTGCTCAACGCACCGATAACTTTCATCTTTTCATGTGTTAGCAATTCCACAGCAGTTAATATTGCATCTAAACCTGGATGACTTAGAACTTTTTGTGCTTGGCTAGCACTTAGTTTTTCGCTAGCCCACTTTGTAAACTTTTGTTTAACACCTGCCACACGTAAATTTTGATTGAAGAATGTGTATAACACATCGCCAGGTTTACTTAAACCCGGCTGTCCAGCAACAAAACTATCAATAGCAGATTTATTTTGTTTAATGAAAGATTCGGTATGCTTCAAACCTTCTTCATCCACTTTGGGTGCATGTTCAACATAAGTTGTTCCTTGCACAATAACATCTGGTTTGGATAACTTTTCTGCATTGGGATAACGAGTTTCGTCTGAACCAATGTGTGTATAGTATCCGGTAGCAGCTACCATTAATTTTGCCTTGCCAATACGAACACCTAATGCACTTTTAGCTGGAATATGAAAACTTGTTATATTTGGAGTAAAGTCGTATTCATTTGTACTAGGATTTAACACAGCTGGTTGTATTGGGCTAAACAATATACCACCTTCGATGTACCCTTTCTTAGGACTAATTTTTTCAAAGTAAGGCCAAAGTTGTGCCAATCCAACTGCAAAGTCTTGACGCTGTTGTTCTTGTCCAGGTTGTGCATTGCCTGTACCCATTATAAATTGCGATACATCGTCTGGATCGTTCATCATTGTACGAATACCGGATTTAGTTTCAGTGGCACCACGCTTTACATAATCCCATGCATTTTTTGGAAACATGTGAAACTTACCTTGTTCATCTCTGCCCCAGTATACTACTGGACTACCGTCCCATTTAAGTTCAATGCTACCACCTTTGTTAGTCATATGGCGTAGTCTTTCAACGGCATGCAAACCGCCAGTACTACCATTTGTGAAAACTAAATCTTCAATGTGTTGATATTTACGGCCAACAGCAGGCGCTGAAGCTTCTAGTAATGGTGTGGCAGGTCCACGTAAAGGTGTTGCAGTCCAGCTAGATCCAGTTGTTGCTGCATCGTGTACTTGTTGTTTTAATGCAGGATCTTTGATAGCTGCCATAATACTTTCGGCACTACCAAGACTAGCACCAGTGTGTCCTGGCCCTAATAGTAGTGCGGCTATTTCATCCCAATCATCGGATAACAAGTCTGCTTTTTTTCTATTAGCATCTCTTGCATATAGGCCTTCGTCTGGACTCCACAGCATATTCTTAGCACTGGCTAATGCACTCATTACCACCTGCTTGTGTACACCTTTGTATGGACTACCTCGTGGAATAATGTGTTGATGAAACTTGGATACTTTTTCTGCTTTACGAACAACCTTAATATCGCATTGATAAAATTGTCCTTCGTATGGAAATTTAATGTGTACAGTTACTCCAGCTTTATAAGTTGCTGGAACTCCGTTGTCTAATAAAAACTGCTCTAGTGCTTGACGAGCCGCTTTGTCATCTTCTGGTAATTTTTTAGTAGCTGGTATTTTAAAATAATGTTTAACTTGATCCATGTCAACACTAACATCTAAGTCTCCTGTTTTGTGCTCTGGTTCTGGATCTTGGTTAGCGCCACTACCTTGCAAATGTAGAGGAAATCCAGAATCTCTCAAGTATGACTTAACTTCAGCCAACAATGCTTGAACAAGGTCTGGTGTAGGATAAAAATCCACAGTCTCAGGCCAGATATTGCCACCGCCTTCTAATAGAGATTTTTTAGGATTAACGAATAGTTCGCGTAGTAACATGGTTAATCCTTGTACTTGCCGTCACTTACGTGTTCTTTAAACTCTTCGTGCAACTTTTCGCAAATTTTTTCACACAACTTGTTGTCAATTTCGTCATCTAGTTCACGAATAGGGAATTTTTTAATGTATAGTTTGTAACTGCTTTCTACTGCTGGTTTGAACACATTTTTGTTTGTTGAGCTCTTGCCCTTAACTTTGTCTAAACAATTGGCAAGAACAGGGTATAAATGGCGGCGATACACGTTGTCGTCGTTATGCATGAAATGCATCAAATCTTCTGCTAGGTCAAAATTGATTTCGCGCTTATCGCCCTTCTTATCAATATATTCTTCGCTATCGAAATTTGTACCTTCTAATAGTTCTTTTATGCGCATTTTTAAACCCGTAATGTTATATCAGCAGATAACTCTGCGGCTAGAGTATTTATCGCTTTTACAAACAACAAGCTATGCTTTGATGATGCGCTCGACTTTAGAAATTGACCCGCCCAGGTGCATTTTAGCCATCAACAAGTTGTTATCACCTGTGATATAAAAGTGTGTACCGCCCCAACTGTGTGTCTTGCCCAAGTCGCGGATGCAACTCTTTGTTAACTTGCACTTTTTATTAGCACTAGCCCATGTTATGAACGCAGTATTTTCTTGTATGGTTTTACCTAAGGTGACTTTGTAATCAAAGTTCATCTTGGGCATAATAACAGTATTGTTAGTTAAAGAACTATTTTTTGGGGGTACACAGATGTATTTTACATTGTCCGGATCTAACTTGGCTAGGGTATCTATGTCTTTCTTGCTGTTGGAATAGACACTTACCCACGGGCTTTCTACTCTAAGTTCAATATCTTTCATTGTATCAAGAGCTGTATGCAATTTAAAAGCATAATCTAAATCGTCTTGAGTTTTAATGAAGTTACTTCGCCAGTTTGCTTTTTTTGATGTAATATCAACTTCAGACAGTTTAGTGAGTACACCACTTAGATCGTTACTACGAAAGAAATGCGCACCAGCACATACCAGTACTATTTTATACTGGTATGTGTTATGGAACAATCTTCTTGTAGTTTTATAAAGCATTTTCTTCTATAACTATGCTCTCAGTTCCAATTGCTAGCAATGGAACTTTAAGTTCCTTCGGGGTACCAACTATCACGATCTGATCCTTATCGATAGTAATAGTTGCAAGCCCGCCGTTTTTTAACGCACCAAACAACATCATTTTAGCAAGATTGCGTTTAATCTCTTTATCAATAACACGTTGCAACGGACGAGCACCCATTTTACTATCAAAGCCCTTTTCAATTAACCAATTGATTGCTTCTTTGCTAATTTTAATTTTGATGTTTTTATCTTTAACTTGTGCTTTAAGCTCATCGATAAACTTGTTAACAATCTTAATCATTGTTTCTTTAGCCAACTTGTTAAAAGTAATGATACCGTCTAATCGATTACGGAATTCAGGTGTAAAGAACTTTTTAAGGTCCTTGTCGCTGTAGTCTTTTTCTTGAGCACCAAAGCCAATTGCATTCTTTTCTGCTTCGTTGGCACCAGCGTTAGTAGTAAGAATAAGGATTAAATTACGGCAATCTGCTTGTTTTCCGTTTGAACCTGTGATAAAACCATTATCCATCATTTGTAGCAATACTGTACTAACATCTGGATGAGACTTTTCAACTTCGTCAAACAATAAGACAGCATTGGGGTTCTCTTGAATCTGTGTAATCAACAAGCCGGCATTTTCTTCAAAGCCAACATAGCCTGGAGGGCTACCAATAAGTTTAGAGATGCTGTGTTTTTCTTGATATTCACTCATATCAAAACGTAGCAACTTAACACTGAGATGTTTAGCCAATGCCTTGGCTGTTTCAGTCTTACCGCAACCGGTTGGTCCCATGAATACAAACGATCCAATTGGTTTGTTTTCACTCTTAAGTCCAGCCTGTGCAACAATAATCTTGTCCACAACTTCCGTAAGAGCTAGATCCTGACCGTAAACTTCTTCTTGTAAATTATCTTGCAAACTGGCCAAGTTATTTGATTCTGTTTCCATAATCTTTTCTTCTGGCATTTGAATCATTTTAGCAAGTTCAAACTGAATTTCACGTTCGCCAATAATTCTCTCATCTGCAAGTTTTAGATTGAAACGACTGCAAGCTACATCAATTAAGTCGATGGCTTTATCTGGAAGTTTTTTATCTGTTTGATACTTAACACTCAGCTTAACGGCTGCGTGTAGTGCATCATCACGAATCTTAACATTGTGGAATCCCTCGTAGTATTTCTTAATACCTTTAAGGATGCTAATAGTCATTTCCTGTGTGGGCTCGTCGACAGTGATGCGTTGGAAACGACGCATGAGCGCACGATCCTTTTCAAAATGCTTACGATATTCTTCCCAAGTAGTACTTGCCACGACTTTGATGTTGCCTTTGCTCAGTGCCGGTTTCATCATGTTAGCAAGATCGTTAGCTGAGTTGCTAGCAGATCCTGCGCCACTAATCATATGTGCCTCGTCGATGAACAAGACAGTCTTACCTTTCTTTTGTAAGGCTTTGATAACAAGTTTAAAGCGTTCTTCAAAGTCTCCGCGATACTTACTGCCAGCCAGCATAGCACTAATGTCTAGACTGTAAACTTTGTAATCTTTAAGGAAATCTGGAACAGCACCATTAACAATATTAAACGCAAGACCTTCTGCTATGGCAGTTTTTCCTACGCCTGGATCGCCTACAAGAATCACATTGTTTTTACTACGACGACCTAATGCTAGAGCAATATTTTCTAGCTCGTCAATACGTCCAATAACCGGATCGATCTTTTTCTTAGTAACCTGATCGTTCAAGTTAGTGGTAAATGCGGCCAATGCTTTGTCCCCTTGGCTATCTTGGGGACCTTCGTTCTCTGATTCCTCAACGTTATTGTTGATGTAATCCGCAAACTTATCTTTTTCAATATTTGCTTTGGCAATATAGTATTGACTCCAACTACGTTTTTCTCCAAACATACTTAGGAAGATATCAGTTGGTTCAATTTGTTGCCGTCCGTTAAACAGCACCTGTGTAAATGCACGATTGAGTACACGCTCAACTGCTTGGGTCTTTTTTGGTTTGACTACTACATCCGGAACAGTTATTTCTGCGCATTTGTTTTGTAGATAATCTGTTAAATCGTTTTTTAAGTCATCGGCATTGGCACCAAATCCTTGAATAACACTATGGAATCCATCATCTGCAAGCATTGCAAACAACAAATGTTCTATTGTTAGATATTCGTGATGTAATTTTTTAGCAGTATCAATTGCTTTTTCAAATACTGCTTGTGTGTTATCACTAGGTTCAACCATTATATTTCCTCTTCTTTAATAATTTCTTTTTCACCATTGCCAATTTCAGCGGACTAATGTACTCTGTATAGCATACTCCATCCAAATGATCTAACTCATGCTGGAAGCATCGTGCATCGATGTCAGTTAGTTCTATTATACGCTTATTTCCGTCTCTGTCAACATAACCGGCAGTAATATTCTTATGACGAGGAACTTCAAAGAATAACTCGGGAAAACTTAAACAACCTTCTAACCCTTTAACCATATCATTATCTCCATGCAATATGTACGGATTAAACATACAAAATGGAACTTGGTCTTTAAGGTGTATTGCAAAAACACGTTTGAGTAGACCCACTTGATTTGCAGCCAAACCAATACCTTTGCTTTCTACCATGAGTTGAACCATGTCAATCTCAAGGTCTTTGGC